CCCCGAATCCTTTTATTCTAATCTTTGGAAATTTATTGGTCAATTTGGTAAATAGGGGATAACTAAAAAGGAATAATTATGGCTACAAATCGAGAGAGGTTGAACACACTCTATAAAAAGTTCGGACTAGAAAAAGAAGATACTTTTAAACACGCTCACTACACGATACTTACTAGAAGTGGTATCGAGAAAGTCCAGAGAGGTGCTAATATTACTATTGAATATGAGGTAATAGAATGTCAGCCAGAGTTTGCTTGTATCAAAGCATATGGAAGTATGGGTGATGCAGAGATTGAAACTTTCGGATCATGTAAACGAGGTAAAGGTGGTGAGGGTAATAGTATCTCTTGGTATGTTATGGAAATAGCAGAGAAGAGAGCTATGAGTCGTTGTGTACTCAAACTGGCAGGTTTATACGAACTTGGACATATGGGTGAGGATGAATCAGAATCGTTTAAAGCACCTACTCGCAGCCAACAGGTAAGCACAGAGGTTAATAGGCTAATAGAGGAACTAAAGAGTCCTAACTGTGGCCTTGCTAGAGCCGAAGCAATTATGACTGACATGGCAGAGCGTGAAGCAGAGAATCCTAACTCACCTTGGGTCGCAGTAATCAATGTTGGGATGATGGAATTTGGTGATGATTTTTTAACTAGAGGAGATGAACATGAACATGAATAAAACAAAAGTAACTTACTTAAAAAATGACACTGTTAAATTAGTAATAGATATGGACGATTACAGAACATTACTACAAGGAAACATTGACTTAAAAAGTGCAGTTGAAATGATGGGTGAATGTCATACGATATACTTGGAGGATTTAGGAACTCTAGATGCTCTTGAGTGGAAGATGGCAAAGGTTCTTGGCTTTAAGCGTAAGAGAAGTCCATCTACTGGTGGGGATGGTGGTTATTATTATGGTAGTTATGTTCTTAGTAACCATGTACATGCAGAAAAGGACGATGACTAATTAGCAGGGTTTGACTTTCCAATGCTATTCGGTTAAGTATTTTCCTGGAAATGTGTTAGTCGGTTTGTTTAAACACATCTCTTTATACTTAGTCGTTAGGTTAAAGAATAAGTTTGGAGTACGGGGATGCCATAAGTTCCCCACTTATAATAAAAGGAAATAAAATGGCAGATCAATATGATAATACAAATAGCGGTGCTTTATGGAAAAGTAAGTTTACTGACAATCCAAGAGCACCTCAATACACAGGTACTTTAGATGTTGAAGGAGTGGAATATAAACTATCGGCTTGGAAGTCAACGGGTGAAAATCCAAGAGCCCCTGTTTTAAATTTCAAAATCCAAAAGGATTCTGACATGCCTAATATACCTAAACCTAATAACGATAGACCATTGGGTGATGTAGGTGGTGATGGTGAAGATGATGACGTGCCTTTCTAATGAAGACTATTAGTCAAAATACCCCCATCAAGATTATTGATGGGGTTGAATATACTAACAATGGTCTAGTGGGTTGGAAGGAAAAACTTGCTCGTGTATGGACACTTGACGATGGAACCAAGACTACCTCTAAAATGGTGGCGGATACGGTTGGTTGTACAGGTACTTGTGCTAGAGCAAGATTAAAAGTACATACTGATCCTAAAAAGATTTACAAGCCAGTTAGACCTCAGACTCGCTCAAAAAATGAGCCGAGGACTAGTTTAGGTGAAGATCTGATTGACCCAAAAGGTTGGTATAAAGACCCAATGATTAAACTTGTTTTAAAAAATATATAGGAGAATACTATGCTAGTAATATGCCCACATTGTGCAAAACCACATGAAGTCGAGGCTAAGAAAGTGGTTGTTCGACCAACTGACGATGAGTTGATTGAGTTCGACATATTCAGAGATAACTACAAAGGTAAGAAGCGAGGCTTACTTACCGAGATGGATAACTTTATCCGACACAAAGATTGGAGAGATGTGCTGCCAACACTTAATAGATTACATTTAGATTTTGGTAGTGAGAAGAAATACATCCCACATTTTCAGACCTTTATAAATCAAAGGCAATGGGAGATGTTTGATATTAAAGCTAAGAACCTAAACAAGCCATATGGTGAAGAATTTAATTGGAGGAAGTCATGAGAAGATTAACGGATAAAGATAAATATCTTGATAAAGAAAAGACAAAAATTAATACTGCCTTACTGGATGTTGATGATGTACATATTAACTTTGAGGATTATCCAGATTTTTGTGATAGCTTTATAATCTCTGCTATATGGCATGATGGAACAGAATTGGTTGATGAAGAGATGGAACATCTAAATGATGACTCTCAATTTGTTTATGAAATAATAGAATCAAGGGCGTATTAATATGTCTGAACTATTACATTATGGCACTAGTCTAGAGCTTACACAGTCAGACCAAGACCTTATCGAAGAAATGTCGGCCTCTATTTGTAAACAGGATAGGAGTTATTTTGTAAATAATTTTAAGAGGGATAAAACCATGACGCTATATGAAATGAATCTAAATGGGTTTGGGGCAGAGTTAGTATTTTGCCGACTCTGTGGGGTAGAGTTTGATTCTTCTACCAATCAAAAAGAAAGTCATTTTAATAAAGAAGATGCCATACTAAAAGATGGAACGACTGTTGATGTAAAGAATACAACATACCCAAATGGCAAACTTCTAGTAAGAACAGGGAAAGAAAGTAAACTAGTAGATATTTATGCTTTAGTTATAGGCACATTCCCTGTATTTAAGTTTTCTGGATGGGCCAGTTATAAAGATATTATTCAACCAGCACGAATAGTAAATTTAGGAATGGGAGATTCATACTGTTTACCCCAAAACAGTTTGATTAAATCTCTTAAAATAGACGTATGAAAACTTTAGCATACTTAATAATGTTATTGGTACTTATAATAAACGCTTGTGCCAGTATCTCAATTTACTTTTGGCTTGATGCCTTTCAACCTTTGGAGTGGTGGGTATGAAATATAATTCAATAGATTCAGAGAGGGCGGTTGTTGGAGGTTTGTTGTTGGAGCCATCCGTTGATAAGATCTTACTAACAAGATTAACCCCAGAAGATTTTAGTGATGACAAGCTAAGTTATATTTTTACTTCAATCTTAGAGATGGTAAAAAAGAAAATCTCTGTTGATGCAGTAACTGTTAGAGATTATATTGATCTGGAAAGACAACCTAATGATAGGCCCTGGGCAGTTAATTTTGAAGATTTGGCTTTGCTACTAGAGAACTCAATAGGCTCTACAAACATTCAATCTTATGCGAGGCATATTAGAGAGTGTCGAATTAAGAACGCAGTAGAAGATCTAAAAAAAGATATTGATTATGAGAACTACCAAGAAACAGTTTCTCAGATTCAGAATCTAGAGCTTGAGTTGGAAGATAAAGACGAGAGTTCTATAAAGGCTATTGTGGGTAAGACTGTTGATTACCTAGAGAACTTGACTCATGGTAGTGTTGGCCTGTCTAGTGGATTCAAATCCTTGGATGCCTTAATAACAGGATTCAGACCAGAAACATTAACAGTCCTTGCAGGTAGACCTAGTATGGGTAAATCTACTCTGGCTTTAAACATTGCAGACGAGGTGTCCAAGACAAAGAATGTATTATTCTACTCACTTGAAATGGGTCAAGTCCAGTTGATGCTTAAACTAGCGTCCTCTCAATCATCAATCAATCTAACTAAAATAGATAATAGTAATATGTCCAATACTGAAGAGGAACTCTTTTATAAGACATTGTCCTCAATAGGAAATCAGAACCTAACTATTATTGATAAAGGTGGTATGTCAATACATGACATAACATCAAAGTCAAGACAACTTAATACTGAAAAGAAGATTGACATGATTGTAATCGATTACTTGCAGATAATGAAATACGATAAGGGTCGAGAGATTTCTGAACTGGGAAACATTACTAGAGAGTTAAAGTATTTGTCTAAGGAACTAGGAATACCTGTAATACTGTTATCGCAGCTAAGTAGGGGAGTTGAGCAGAGAGAGAACAAAAGACCTTTTATGAGTGATCTTCGTTCCTCTGGTGAGATTGAGCAAGATGCCGACTGTATTATTATGGTCTACAGGGATGAATATTATGACCCAGATTCTGAAGACAAGGGATTAGCAGAATTCATAGTATGTAAAAATAGGATGGGCCAGATAGGTTTTGTCAAGTGTGAATTTCATGGGCAATACTCTAAATTTCAAGATATGGAGGTAAATATTTATGACAGGTAAATTTAATACATGGTATAATTTTTTGATGAATAAAACACTAATAATCTTTATGTTAATACCACTAGCCGTTGTTGTGATGATGCTTAGTGGTTGCAGCCAATTAGAAGAGATGCAACAGGAACAACTTAGTTGTCATCCAGTTGAGGCAAATGGTTGTATAGGTTGGTTAGGCTCTAAGCCTATAATGTTAGAAGAAGAGTTATAAGAAGTTAGGGTACTCTTATTTTTTATGTTTACGGACATGAGCAATATATTAAGTGCTTACAGCTTGGGTTTTTACTACTCCATATTATTTTCCCAAGTCTTAATTCAGTACCCTATCTTGTTATAATTAAGGAGAAGAAAATGGAAGAAGTAAAAGAGTTAGTAGATAAAGTTTTAAAGAATAGAAGTCTAACAATCTTTCTAGGCATTGTTGTCCTAGCACTCGTCATGGGATGGGTTGGTGGATAGAGAGCAAGACATTATAAACAACCCTTCACACTACACGCAGGGTAAGATTGAGGTTATTGATTTTATCATTGACCAAAGGATGGACTATCTTACTGCATCAGCTATGAAGTATTTATGTAGACATAGCCACAAACATAAAGGTGAGGGGCAAATAGACGACCTTAGAAAGAGTAGGTATTATATTGACAAGTTAATAGATTCATTACAGTTTAAAGAGTAGAATGAGTAAGAGATGGCACTATACGAAACAAAAGCACAAAGATTTCAAAAGCTAGATGAAATTGCAGAGCATATTAAATATGCTTTAGAACTAGCAAGGGAAGAGGACACGCCAAGAGATATTGAAATAAGATTTTTTTTATCACAAGTCGTAACAGATTTAGATATTTTGAGAGGCGAAGAGTATGGGGAACGGATATAAACTATTAGAGTTTAATATAAATCCAGTTCCTGCCTCCAGACCAAGAGTTACCCGTTGGTCTACATACTACCCAAAGAAGTACACCCAATTTAAATTAGACATGATAGCACTTACAAGTGAGGTGCATTCTGCTCCGTTTGAGGGGCTACTGGGGGTGGATATAGGCTTTTATATTGGTA